CGCCGGGCGGGAGCGTCGCCGCGGCCGACACGCCGCCGCCCTCGACATGTACGCGCGTCACCTGCTGGCTCAGGTCGCGGTCGTGCGAGAAGTTGGCGAGCGACGGGTGGACGGCGTTCAGTTCGGTCGGCGCGGTCTCGTCCGGGTAGTCGGCCGGCACATGCACGACCTTGGCGTAATCACAGCGCCAGGTGCTCCCGATCCGCTTGCAGAGGTGCGTCAGGCAGTCGGAGAGCTCCTGATTGGTGAAGGTGACGCCGCCCGCGAGCACCGGGAGCCCGGGCTGGATCATGGTCGTGTAGCCCGGGGCGTAGGTTGTGACGAGCGTCTGCGCGATGGTCGTCGCGCTGCCGGTCATGAACTCCGACACCAGGCGCGTATCGAGGCCCCACGTCGGGTCGATGCAGGCCATCGTCACCTGGTCGACGGACGGGTCGGAGGTGATCGCGCCGTGCGTCGTGCGGAGGACCGTGCCGACGAATTCCGCGCTCAGGTTGTGCTGACTGCCGAGCGTCACGGTCACCGCGTCGCCGGCCGCGGGCACGAAGCCAACCGCCGTGAGGGTCGCCGTGGTCGGCGCCTCGTGGAGCTCGTCGCGGATGGACGCCGTCGCGACGAGGATCCGCGCGTCGAGGTCGGGGCGCCCGGTGCCCACCTGGTCGCCGCCGATGGTGATGTAGACGCGGCCGTCGGTGTAGTTGGAGCGCGTCGCGCCGGAGCGCGCGACATTCGACAGGGCGTAGAGGAGCGCCTTCGCGCCGACCGGGATCGGGTAGCCGCTGCGCGCGTCGCCTGAGCGCGCCAGCCCGGCCCGCGCATCGGTCTTCGGCGCGGCCATGGCTTAGGCCCCAACCGGGAGACGGGCGCCACGCGCGCGGGCGGTGTCGACCAGGGCGGACGAGACCAGGCGGGCAATCTCCTGCGCGTTCCCCATCACCGTCGAGATGTTCACGACGACGCCGCCGAGGGCGCCGTTCGGCACGACGCGGCCGGACGACGACGGGACCATCAGCTCCGGGCCGCGCTCGCCGACGATGTAGGGCATGCCGGCGGCGACCGGGCCGCCGTTGGCCTTGAAGCCGAGCGCCGCCCAATTCGGCCCGGTGCCGCGCGGGTTCTCCTTCGTGCCGCCGGTGACCGGGCCGTAGTAGTTGCCCTCGTTCCAGGCCTGCAGGATCGCGTTCCGGTTCGCCTGGGACGTATCGACGCCGGAGACCGTGCCGGTCATGGTGCCCTGCCCGGCGGAGACGGCCGACATGGCCTCCGTCCAGCTCGAGACGGTCGTGGCGACGACGCGGGCGTTGTTGGCGATCTGCAGCGCGGCGGCCTGCGTCGAGGCGGCCTCGATGGCGTCATAGGCCTCGATGGTGTCCGTGCCCCAGGCGTCCACCGCGGCCTGCGCCTCATCCCGGGCGCGGCGGAAGTCGGCGATTTGCTTCCCCGTGAAATTCTCCGAGGCGGCCGCGGCGATCTCGTACTTCTCGGCGGCCTCCATCGCCATCTCGATGAGCGTCTCGCGCGAGACGCCGCCGAGGTCGGTCCAGTGCGTCTTGGCGGCCTCGGTGACCTTGGCAATCGTGTCGCCGCCGGCCTGCGCCTGCGAGCGGAACTCCGTCCACATCGTGGACGTCGCGGCCGAGAAACTCTTGGTGACCTCAATCAGCGGCGTCGTGGCGGCCGAGACGTCACGGAGCGCCTTGGGCGCGTGTTCCCCGAGCGCGCGGTAGGCGGCGATTGCGTCCTCCACCGCCTTGTGGAGTTCCTTCTTCTTGTCGGTCGTGAGCTTCGTGACGTTCTCGACGCCGTTGAGCGCCGTGACGTAGGTCCAGGCGCGTTCGATGTCGTCCTGGCTGAAGAGCTTCGCGGAGAAGGCGGCGGCCTTCTCGGCCTCCTTCGCGGTCTTCTCCAGTTCCTTGTTGGTCGCGACGTTGGCGTCGAATTGCTTCTGCTGGTCGGCGGTGAGGATCTTCACCGCCGTCGACAGGTTCGTGATTTCGTAGCCGGCGCTCTTCGACGCCCGGGCGAGCGTGTCGGCCGCGGCAGACGCCTCGACGGCGGCGACGTCACCCCAGCCCATGAGCTTGGCCGTGACCTCGGCGATCTTCTCGTCCAGGCCGGCGAACTCTGAGATTTGGCGGCCGAGGTTCCAGCCGGCCTTCGCGGCCTCGACGACGAGGAACGCCTTCCCCAACAAGACCAGCTTGTCGGAGCTGATGCCGGTCGCCGCGGCGAGCTGCTCAAGCATGCCGGACAGCGGATTCAGGTTGACGCCGAACTGCTTCATCAGCTTGTCGGCGCCGTCGACTTCCGCGCTCAGGCTCTTCGTGGCCGGGACGACGACCTCGACCGACCCACCCAGGTTGTCGAGCGCGGCGTCGAGCTTCTTGACATCCGCGACGGCGGCGCCGGTGTCGACGCTGTCGGCCATCGTGCCGAGCGCCTTGCCCGTCTTGACGGCCGACGCCTCCATGCCCTTCAGCGACGTCTCGGCCTTGGCGGCCGCGTCGTAGAAGGAGGAGAAGTCGGCGACGAGCGTCCCGGTGATGGCCATCTAGTCTCGGTCCTTGTCCTCGGCCTGCAGCTGCTCAATCAAGACGGCGTAGACGTCGGCGTCGAGGTCGGTGACCCACTCGTAGCGCCAGCCGCAGCGCCGCGCGATGGTTAGGTCCCGGACGACGTCAGCACGCCAAGCGGGGTCTTTTTTTTCGCGGCACGGGCCTCAGCTTGCTTCGTCTCATGCGCCTCGACGGCGCGCAGGATCTCCGTGTAGCTGTCACTGTCGAGCATGTCGAGCGCGGCCTCGACGATGGCCGGCGCCTGGTCGCGGATGGGGACGATCTTCCCGTCCGGCCCGCGCACGGTCCAGTCGAGGAGGTAGGCCACGATCTTCGCGACGCCGGCCTCGACGGGGTCGAAGGTCCGCGCGCCGTCGGCGCCGTAGGAGACGCCGCGCCGAATCATGCGGCGTTCCTCGCCCGAGCTGAGTTGCGCCTTGACCGTGAGCTGGTCCCCTTCGCTGAGGGGCAGCACGACGACGTCCGGCACGACGATCCGCGTGTAGTTCATGCCTTCACTGCCTCCAGCCGGCCGAGCGTCGCCGAGACCTGGGCGCCGTGGACGACGAGCTCCTGGACGACCCAGCGCCACTCCCCGCCCTGGTGCGGCGCGACGAACACGAGCGGCCGTTGGCTCATCTTGAACGGGTCAGCGGTGACCAGCGTCCCGGCGAGCGTCCAGGTCGTCGCGTTGACCCGCGCGACCGTGTAGCCGTTGATCGCGCCGGCCATGTAGTAGGCCCATTTCAACTGCCCGACGACGCCCGTAATCGGCATCAGGCAGGCGTCTCGTCCTCGGCGCGACGCGCCGGCGCCGCGGGCTTGCGCGTGCCGAGGCCCAGCAGCGCGCCGGCCGGCTCCCACAGCCACGGCCCGGCCGCGACCCACTCGCCGCTGATGGTCACCGCGCCGTCGCTCTTCACGTCGATGGACGCGTCGAGGTAGGCGAGCCCACTGGCGAAGTAGGTCGGCGTGATGGTCGACGGCGTGAGCTTCAGGCCGCAGGGCGTATCGGCGCCCGCGACCGCGAACACCGTGTCCGGCGTGCTGAGTTCGTCCCAGAAGCCGGAAAAGGTGCCCTTCGTGTCGGGGAGGCCCACGACGTACTGCTTGTTCGTGTCGCCAAACGCCGTCACGTCGACCTTGTCCCGCGCGCTGTCGAGCGTCCAGGAGTTCAGCGCGGCGACCGGCACATAGGTCACCATCCCCGTCGGGTCGATTGCGACTTCTCCCGTGCTGCCGTGTCGTCTCGCCATGGTCTCCCTCCGTCCTAGGTGGACATCATCACTTGATAGTCGCCGCCGCGCTCCAGCCACAGGATCGCCGGGTCGGCCACGTCGGCCGTCGTCTCGTGCAAGGGCGCGATCCGCCGCGCGACCATCAACGTGTAGCCGGGCGCCGCGAGCGTCCCCCCGCCCAGCAGCGCCTCGATGCGCGCCTCGGCGGCCCGCGCGTCGGCGTTGGCGTTCGGCAGCGTCGAGAGCGCGACGGCCCGGATGCGATACGCGATGTCCTCGTAGGCGTGCCCGCCGCCGAGCGTCGGGGCGTCCACTTGCCCCAGGCGCGTGACGACGACCAGGCGCGTCGCGTGCGGCGGGCCGGCGCCCCAGTAGACGCCGTCCGGCATCACCGTGTAGAGCGCGGCGTCGCCTTGCAGGAGGTCCACCAACGCCTCGTCGATGGCGGCGGTCTCAGGCATCGCCGGACACCTGGAGGCCGTTGCGGGCCATCATGCTTTTGATGTCCTGATACATGAGGCGGCGATACCGGATCACCTCCGGGATGAACACGTCCGCCGGCGGCATCTGTCCGCGCATCCAGCCTTTGCGCGTGCGGCGGACCTTACTGCCGAATTCATACAGCCAGCCGTGCGGCGCGCGTGACGCGATGTCCCGGATCACCTTGCCTTGGCCGCCGCCGATCGCGCGGACGGAGACGCGGGCGGCGAGGGTGCCGGTTTTCCGGACGCGCTGGTACTGCGCGACGATGCGGGCGACGGCGGCGTCGGCCGTCTTCTGGACGACGATCGTCCCGTCCTCCGTCAAGATCCGGGGCAGCATCTGCAGCTGCCGGCGCAGGATCCCGCCGCCGTCGAGCGTGAGCGTCGCGGGCATCAGGCGGCCTCCGTCGGCACGGGCGCGCCAACCAGCTCCGTGCAGTAGGCGATGGTCTCGATGCGGAGCTCCTCCGGAGAGACGAGCCCCGAGACCTCGAACACACGGCCGTTGACGACCAGGCGGCTCTTGAGCGTCAGCCCGTCGTGATAGCGGCCGGTCAGGACATGCGTCGCCGTGCCGATGGACGTCCCGCCCCGGGCGGCCTCGTCGGCGCCACTCGGCCGGACGGCCACGGCCCAGTCGAGGCCCTTCGTCCAGGACGTGGCCCAGCCGCCGTCCCCGTCGGGCACGGGCGCGCCGGGGGTCCAGACGTCCGCCCAGTGCCGACGCGTGCCGGTGGGCATCGTCGGGCCGCTCATGCGAAGGCGGGATCCCGGTCCCGCTCGAGCAGCCAGGTAATGGCCTTCCAGGTGCGCTCCGCTTCCGCCTGGTCGTCGCGGGCGGTCCAGAGGTAGCCCAGCATCAACTTGACGGCCGCCTGGATGCGCGGCGGCGTGGTCGTCTCGTCCCACACCGGCGCGTCGACGGCGCGCTTCAGGTAGACGAGGATGACGTCCGAGGCCTCCTCGACGACGGCGGTGAGCTCCGCGTCGTCGCGGGTCTCTTCGGCCGGGATCTTCAGGTGCCGCTTGGCGGCGGTCAGCGGGATCAGCATCACGCCCCCTTGCCGTCCTGGCCGCGCTTGACGGCGAGCTGCCAACAGGGCGACCCGTCGCCGGGTTTCGCGTCGGCCGGCGCCTGGTGGGCGTGCCAGAGAGAGCCGCCGAACGTGACGCAGTCGCCGCGCGTGTAGCGCGTGCTCTTCTGCCAGACGCCGCGGTAGACGGGCACACCCAGCACCACGGGGACGTCCTTGCGGCGGGCGCCGCTGCGCCAGGTGAGCGTCAGAGTCCGCTCGCCGTCGAAGCTCGCCTCGAAGTCGTCGAAGCCCAGGCCGTCGGTCCCGTCGCGGCCAGGCCCACCGTCGACGCCCGGCGCCCCAGCGACGCCGTCGCGGCCCGCCTGGCCAGGGGCCCCCGGGAGTCCGTCCCGGCCGTCGCGGGCCGGCGGCTGCGCCTCGAGCGCGGCGAGGCGCGCGACGACCGGCGCGAGCGCCTTCTGGATCGTCTCGCGCACGGCGGCGGCCACCGCCTCAGGGTCAACCGGCATATAGCCCCTCCAAGGCCGCGACGACGGCGGCCGTGTCATCCGAGTCGACGACCGTCGGGGCGGGCGTCGGGGCGGGCGTCGGGGCGGGCGTCCCGAGCGGGTTGTCGGCATCGCGCAGGGCGAGCGCCTCGAGCGAGAAATACTGCTGCTGCATGTAGGGCGTGTGGCCGCCGGTGACGGGGCCGAGGCCGTAGTACTTCTTCCGCGCTTCGTCGGGGGACAGCGCGCCCGATCCGATGGCATCGCCGGCGGCCTTCGTGCGCGTCGCCGTGTCCATCCACACCAGGTCGTCGACGTCGAACTCGGTCCCGAGGCCGCGCGGCAGCTCCAGGCCTTCGTCGAGACAGGTCTCCATGGAGACCATGAGGCTTTGGAGACACTGGCTGTAGTACTGCTGGACGAGCAACTCACTGTTGCCGTAGGGTGGCGCGTGGCTGCTGTCAATCAGCGCGGCCGGGACGTGGAAGCAACTGCAAATGGTTTCCGTCGTCCACTTCAGCTGCTCAATCAACTGTGCGTCCGTGGCGTTGATGGAGAGCGGCTCATACTTCAGCCCGTCGCCGGCCACCGCGATGCGCCCGGCATTCGCGCCGCCGTAGTTGGCCTCGAAGTCCTCCTTCAGGCGCTTCGCCGTCTCGTCGGAAATCGCGCCGGGGGCGGTGAGGATCCCGCCCGGCTGCGACATGTTCGCGAAGAACGTCGCCGAGTTGTCCTGAATCTTCAGGCCCTGCGTCGCCGCCAGCGCGCACGCGAAGATCGGCGACACGCCCACCAGCGAGTGGAAGAGCGGCACCATCAGGTCGTGGATGATTTCGCGCGCCGGGACGGCGAGCTTCGGCACGGCGGCGACCCGCTCGGCGGTGAGGCCGGCCAGGTCGTCGCGTTTGAGCTCGTAGAACACCGACCCATCCGGCGCCACCAACGGGGTCACCCGCGTCGGGTCGAGCACGTAGAGCGCGCGCACGACGCCGCGGTCGTCCCGCTGCTTCAACACGTAGGTGTTGCCGTGGATCAGTTTCGAGAGCATCCACTGCTCTTTGAACTTGACGATCGTCTGGTAGTGGTTCGGCTTGCGGAGCACCGGGGAAAACGCGGGGGAATCCGTTTCCTCCCAGATCCCCCGCCCGACCTGCTCCACCAGCGCCAGGCGGACCTTGCCGACGTCCTGGCTGATGAGGGACGTGCAGGCGAACACGGTCGGATTGCCGAGGACCGTGTCCGCCGTCTGTTCGAGGTTGCGCTGCCAGGCGCCCGTGAACGGCTCCCGGACCATCGGCCACCAGGAGCGCCCGGAGCCGCCGCCTGAAGGGGCGGACGGCGGCACGAGCGATCCCGGCGACCGGGTCACGGTGAGACGGACATCGAACCCGCCCGGCAGACGCATGTCAGGCGTCCGCGCCCTTGCCCTTGCCGCCGTTGCCGAGGGCCGCGGCCGTGGTCGGCGTCGGCGGCACGTAGACGGCGCCGGTCAGGTACTTGACCGCGTTAGCACTCGCGCGTTTCCAGGTGATGTAGCGCTCCGCGCGCAGGCCGACGAGGTTGTTCTGCCAGAGCGACGTCATCACGACCGTGGCGTCGGCGGGGTTCATCGGCGCGGTATCCATCTGGACCGAGGCCTCACGCGACACGTCGATCGTCACGCCGCCGTCGTCGGCCATCAGGATCTGCGAGCCGACGAGGCCGACGACGTTCGTCCCGGCGGCGTTGCTGCCCAGGATGGTGATCCCGTTGACCGTGCCGCCCTTGGCGCCGACGCCGGGGAAGGTCATGTTCCCGGCGATGTCGCGCTGCAGGCCCATCGAGAGCGCGTTGGTCTCGGACATCACCACGGTGAGCCCGGACAGGGGCATGTTGGCGGTCGTGAAGGCGGCCGCCAGCGTGTGGAGATCCCGGAAGGGATCGTTACTCGACGCGCCGGACGTCGTCACGCCGTTCGTGATGGATCCCGGCGAGACGCCGGCCACCGGCGCCACGGCCGGATCGATGAACTGCTGGTCGAGGAAGGCCGCGATGCCGGCGATCATGTCGGCCCGGACGATCGTCTCGGCGTCCGGGGACGACGAGCGGACCAGTTCCTCGGTGAGGAGGATGATCCCGGCCGCCTTGTTGATGCCGAGCGTCACGGCCGCGAAGCCGAGCTTCGTCACCGGCTTGGGCGCGCCCTGGCCGACCCACGCGTACACGCCACCGGCGGTCTGGGCCGGCACCGAGACGTTGAACGGCACCTTCCGCAGGCCCGGGATCTTGCCGAGGATCGTCTCGGGGCGCAGGAGCTCCAGGAATTCGTTGGTGACGTTCGTCATCACCGCGAGCGGGCCGGCCCACGTCGCGTCGGTGGTGTTCCCGGGCGCGACGGCGGCCTTGAGGTAGAGCGCGACGTCCGGCGTCGAGTCCTTCCACTGCTTGGCGTGCTCGAGCGCGCGGAAGTGATCGCCGTTGGCGGCCAGGAGCGACATCGCGGCGCGCACGAAGGACTGCCCCGGCGGCACGTTCGGGCGGACGCTGATGGTCGGGTAGGTCGACGTGTTGCCGAACCCGCCGGCGCTCTTGGTCACGACGGGCGCGGCCGTCTGGCCCAGGAGGATCTCGCTGTCGCGCAGCCGCGTGATGTGGCTGTCGAGGCTCTTGACCTCGAGCGCGAGCGCGTCGTAGTCCTCCTGCTGGGAGGCGTCGAGCGTCACGCCGGCGGCGGCGGCGGTGTTCATGAGGTCCTGCATCCGCGTGACCTTGGGCGCGCGGGCATTGGCGTACTGCTGGATCTGTTCGGCGTGTGTCATGGGGCCACTCCGGGCGGCGCGCGGAAGCGCGACCACGGGAGACGCCGAGACGCCGGCAGGGGTGGGCGTGAGACCAGGCGCGGTCTCGAGGTGGGCCACCATCGTGGTGGCGAGGATGCGGGCGCCGGCGTTGGCCGGCACGGTCACGAGCGAGAGCTCGCAGACGTCGGCCTCAGAGAAGCGCGTGCCGCCGCCCGGCAGGGGATGCATGGCGGTCGCCGCGGCGCGGTAGCCGATGGACACGAACCGCACGAGCCCGGCCTTGACCGACTGCCAGGCTTCGTCGACCCGGTCCTTCAGGGCGCCGGGTTCGGTGAGACGGGGCAGCGAGGCGACAAACGGGACACCGTCGCGCGTGGGCGCGCCGAGGGTCACCGTGCCGACGGGTTTCGTCGTGTCGTGCTGCCACAACAGCGGGAGGGGATTGACGCACCGGACACCGAGCGGCTCGACGATGTCGCCGCGGCGGTCGACCGCCGGCGTCGTGGCGAGACCGCGAATCTCCCGGGCGCCGTCGTCGAGAAACTTCAGCTCGAGGACCAGGTCGGCGCGGTGCATGCCCCGGCACTGTGGCCCAGCCGGGGCGGGCCGGATTATTCGATATCCGGAACCGGAGGCCGCGCCGCGAGCTGGGCGCGGAGCCCGCGACGCAGCAGCTCCGGGACCGTGACGTCCTCACGGGCGGCGACCTTGTAGGCGACGTCGTAGGTCCCGGCGGGAATCTTCACGCAGACCGACGCGCGCGGTTCACTGCGGGGACGGCCGCGGCGTTTCGAGGTCGGGGTCACGGCGGGCCTCCCAGCGGGATGAATTGGAACGCCTGGCGCGGCGCGACGGTGCCCCGGCGGTCGAGGCCGTCGACGGCCATCACCAGGGCGACGACGCCGTCAATCTTCTCCGTCGAGACCTTCTTCGACGGCCGGATGTTGCCAAGGCTATCCTGTTCGGTCGCGACGTTGCCGAGGTTCCAGCGGAGCACCGGGTGCCCACCGTGCCGCAGCCGCTTCGACAGGATCGCCGTCTCGAGGGATTTGGTCGGCGGCGAGAGGGCCCCGAAGCTCTGACGCACCTGGACGCACACGAAGCCGTCCTGGCCTTGGAGCCGGTTGGTCAGGTCGGTCGCGTTGTATGGGTCGTAGTTGATGTCGCGCACGTCGAAGCGCGCATCCCAGTCCTGCAGGACCCGCCGGACGGCCTCGTAGTCGACCACCGGCCCGGGTGTCGCCTCGAGGACGCCCTCACGGGCCCACTGGCCATAGGGCACCTTGTCCCGCTGCTCACGGGCCCGAATACGCTCGGCCGGGACGAAGAAGTGCGGCAGGACCGCGTAGCCGCCGGCGTCGTCGGGGAACACCGCGACCAGGGCCGTCAGGTCCGTCGTCGTCGACAAGTCCATGCCGATGAAGCAGGGCCGCCCGCGGAGCGCCTCGAGGTCCCACGTCGGGTCCTGGCAGGCGTCCCAGGCGGCGAGGCTGATCCAGCGGCTCGCCTGCTCGGTCCACTGATTCAGGTAGAGCCGCCGGAAACTGTTTTCCTGCGCCGGGACCTCCTGCGCGCGGACGCACATGGTCCGCATCTCCTCGAGGGAGCGGAAGTCGCCGAGGGCCGGGTTCGCCTGCTTCCAGGTGCGCTCGCGGGTCCAGTCGGCGTCGGCCGGCGCCTCGTAGAGCACCGGCAGAAACGTCGGGTCGAGCGCGGGGTTCTCGGCCACCTTCCGCGCGTGGCTGTAGAGCTCCCAGAGGATGGAATGCCGGTCATAGCCGGCCGTCGTGATGGCCATCATCAGCGGCTGGGCCCGGGCGCCCTGGCTGGTCGCCAGCACGTCCCAGAGCTCGCGGTTCGGCGCGGCGTGCAGCTCGTCGTAGATAACGCAGCTCGCGTCGAAGCCGTGCTTCGAGTAGGCCTCGGCGCTGATGGCCCGGTAGACGCTGCCGCTCGCGCGATGCACGATGCGTTTCTGGCTGTCGATGACCTCGACGCAGTCGAGGAGCTCCGGGTCGTTCCGCAGCATCGCGGCCGCCGCGGCGAACACGAGCCCGGCCTGCTCCCGATCCGCGGCGGCCGAGAAGACCTGCGCGCCCATCTCGCCGTCGAACAGCAGGAAGTAGATGGCCAGGGCCGCGGCGAGCTCCGTCTTCCCGTTCTTGCGCGGGAGCATCAGCAGCGCGGTCCGATACTGCCGGAGCCCGTCGGGGCGCGTGGTGAACAACTGCCGCACGATGCGCGTCTGCCAGGGTCGGAGGTGGAACGGCTGGCCGGCAAAGGGGCCCTTCGTGTGGGTCAG